ATAAAATTTTGAGATATTCACTGCATATAATTTTCTTGCACAGGCTAAACATGGTGTATGTGTACAAAAAATAATTGAATTTTCGATACTATTATTACATTTAGCCAATTTATTGATAAGATTTTCTTCGGCATGGGAAACTTCATCCTTTGTTTTTAGTTTCTCCCAAATTTCCTTATATTCATTAAATGTCCAATCTGTATTATAATCTTTAATTAAAGATATTTCTAATAAGGATTTATTTTCTAATGTATCTATTACATATTCACAATTATTATCATCACCTGGAGCAGTTCCATTGTAAGAAAATCCAATTATATTATTATTTTTAACTGCAATTACACCAACTTTTAACTTTTTTGCATATGATAATTGTGAAGTCCTTTTCGCTATATCCATATAATAATCAATAAATTTTTGTTTCATATTAATTATAAAGTTCCCACATCTCTTGTTCTAATTCTTCGTCATAATTTTCATTGCACAATTCAAATAATTTTTTGCTGCATGGTATTGGTTTGACATTTTTATACATCCACTTAATGTAATTTATATCAATATCAAAAATTTCAGTTGGTGCTAAACCTTTATATTTTCCAAATTTAATTGGAATATTATCAATATTCATATTAACTCCTTTAGGAACTTCCCTGTTCCTAAATCAAAATTAATTATTACACCACCAATTCTTTAGTGATTCCCAAAATGATACTTCAACAAATTCCTCTGGATCACCAATTTCATCAATATAATATCTGGTAATATCATTATACTTAGAAAGTTCATCTTCAATCAATGGTAGATATGCATATGGTGTTGATTTATGCATAGCAATTTCAGTTAGAATTGTCTTAGCAATTCTCTTGAATTTTGGTTCATCAACTGTAAACTTCCCATAAAAAATTTCTTTATTTAATAATCTAATTTTTGCTTCATCTCTACCATAACTCTTATCCTGTCGATCTGATCCATTTGAATTTAGAAATGTCCAACCATATTCTAAAATATGATCTGTTCCTTTCTTTGTTAGGTTACTTACAACTGTTAATCGTAATGGAATCTCAATATCTACTTCAATCTGAATTGGATTACCAAAATCATCTTCTGAATTGAAAATCTTAGTCTTGTTTTTATTACCTACAACATAATAAGCTCGTACATCATTTTTCATATCAATTTCTCTCTGTTATATTCAAATGTTTTATGATAAATTACAAAAATTTTACTATACTTCTATCTATCCAAAGATAAGCATTATCTTCTTTTTTACGTTTAACAAACATAAACGGTTTATTATTGATAATTTTATCTTTTACTCTTAGGTCATGCCAAAAAATATCAAAATTTAATTTGTTTTGTACCTTCCTATAATTTTCATCATCTTTAAATTCTGCCATTTTATTCTCCATATTGAAATGGGAACCTTTCGATTCCCATTTCTTATTATTTTATCCTTGAAATCTTATTACTCAATTTCAATTTTCTTTGGTTTTCTTTCTTCTGGAATTACATTTTCAATGTAAATTGAAAGTAATCCATCTTTAAATTTAACATATTTTACTACTTGAGTTTCCAATAAGGGATATTTTACATTAAATTCCTTATCAGAAATCCCTTTATAAATATACTGTTGTGCTTTATTGTCTACCTTAGAACAGGAAATATAAACGTTTCCGTCTTTTGTTTCAACACTTAAATCTTCCTTTGATTTTCCTGCTAATGCAATATCAATCTTAATTAAATTGTCACTAACTTTAATAATATTATACTTTGGATAACTTACTGGTGTTGGTCCAGTATACCATTTTTGAATAATATTATCATAGTTAATATTGAATAATGATTCAATTAGTGCAATATCTTCTTTACGCATATAAGTTCTCCTTATTAAATAAGCAAGTTTTATTTAAGTACCTTTCGGCCACTTATGTTTCACATGGAACAAATTTTCACACAATTTTCAAATTAAATTATATACTATTTAGAGAATTTTGTCAAGACTCTAAATGGTATATTTATTTACCAATCTGGATCTATCATATCTTTTACCGATTTTCGTCAATTTTATTTATATATGGATATTCATCAATATGAACTAACTTTGAAGAATTTCCTCTATTAAAATTATGATTTTTACCAATAGTATACTTCTGTACTAGATTCCATTCAGGCTTTTCTTTGGATGTTAGAACTTTAATACCTGACATTGGCATACGATTTTCTTCAACTTTTTCTAAATCATCTTCATATTTAATGTCGCATAGTCTCCACTCTTCTGATACTAAATATACAATTGAATTAAATCTCTTAATATCTTCTTCAGTAATTTCCGTTGGTCTACCGTCTAATGCAAATAAATGTTTAAAATGCATTAAACAATAATTTGGTAATCCACTTTCTCGATTCTTTTTTTGTAGAACATGTACCGATTGGTACAACGTTCTATCTTTCTTTGATGCAATACCAATCCTTGATAAAGTCTCTTTTAGAATACCAAAAGAACGTTCATCTGTTAGATCAATTTCTACACCTAAACCCTTAAATAAATTATCATTCATAACTTTTCCTTTATTATAATTATAGTTTTGTAATCAAATCATTACATGTTTATTTATATACCAAAAATTGTCATTCTTTATAAATATCTTTTTCAAATTCTTCTAAATCATCTGCAAACTTTCTTAACAATTCTGGAGTTATATTTACACCCCACAAATTAATACACGCAGAATTTCTATATGAATGAAGTTCTACATTATGCCATTTATCAATTGTTTCATCATCTAATTTAGCGTATCTTGTTGTGATCAGAAATGATTCTCTACCATTTAATTTATTGTTGAAATTAAATGTAAATATTGCTTGGGTATTGTATCCATTACTCATAATATTATTCACTCACAACTGGTAATGATGTATAATAATCTGCATTATCAATTATATCATAAACTATATCAGATACAATTTCATGAATCGTTTCTCGTCCAATATTTTGATACTTTGAATTTAACACAGAAAATAATTCATATAAACATTGTTTCACTTCTTGTTCTGAATATTCAGCAATCTCTTTATAAGTTTCTTTGTTCATCTATTTATCCTATTAAATAATACCACTATTAAATTTATTTCTAATATTTTCTATTTGTTCTTCTGACAGAATTTCTAAATATTGCTTTGCTGCAATATTTCCCACCTTATAATATTCACAAATCAATTTTATATTCTCTATATTAGATCTCTTATTCCAAGGGATAAATGGTCTTTGTGTTCCTCTGATTCTATCATAGAGATATTTATACTTAATTAAATTTGGAATTTTATGATTTTCATTAATAAAATTTGCATAAAACACACAATCTTTATGGTTGCTCAATGCCTTATTTATTATGAATGTATTATAATCACTTTCCTCAATTTCCAAAAATTGTTTCTTTCCTTGTCTATCTCCAATTATACTCGGAATTACTTCTTTAAATATGTCATATGCCATTTAATTCTTTCCTACATGTTCTTCGCATCTATCTTGATCATTCTCCATAAAAATAATTTCTCTATCAGATAGAAAAGTACATCCATATCCAAAAATTTCTGTTACTGAACCTACCCCAATAGTAGAATTAGCCTTAGATTTCATTATATCAATCTTAAATAAACAATTTTCACACTTAGGTTTAGTCATGTTATACAAAATCTAATTTTAGAATCATTGCCAATAAATAGGCTTTTAGATTTAAAGATTTATCGGGTACAAAATAATGTCTATATTGATGATCATTTGATTCTTCAATTAAATCTTCAATTCCAGATTTGTTGATCTGGTCATATAAAGATTGACAAATTTTTGAATAAATATCTCCGCTTAAATCATAATTAAGATCAATCCATTCATTACACTTTCTATAATCCTTTTCCTTTATAGCATTAACCAATTCATTAATATCAGATCCAATAATTTTATCAATTACCGAAACGTCAATTTTACCATCAACACAAAACTTTTGCAACTCACTTAATATTTTACGAATATCAGGATACAACTTCTTTATAACTTCTACAATTACTTTCTTGTCATAGGTTACATTTTCTTTATCAAGAATATTAACTACTCTCTTTAACAATTGAGTACAAAGATTCTTTTTATCCTTATTTAGAATCTTAAATTCAAAGAATGTTACTCTTGAATTTACTCCACCATTAAAAAAGTCTGGTTGTTTATTTGATGTAAATAGGAATGTACAATTCGTACTAACTTCCTCCATCAATGTTTTAAGATATTCCATTGCTGCAACTGTCATTCCATCTGCCTCATCAATAAATACTACTTTATTTGTAGATTCTAATGATCTTCCTTTTGCAAAGGATTCAATATCAGATTTAATTGTATCAATACCAACATTTCTTCCATTATAAAATAAGTAATCTGAATTTAATTCTTTAATTAAGGCAAATGCTAATGTGGATTTCCCCATCCCTGGATTTCCCCAAAAGCATATATTTGGAATCTTTCCTTGTTTAATATAATCTTTTGCTTTATCCTTAATTTCATCAGGCAAAATGATTTCATTAATGGTTGATGGTCTATATTTTTGTGCCCAAATAAATTCTTCAGTCATAATTTAATCATTCGGTTATAATTTTTTCGTAGACTGCTTTAAATTCAGCAGTTTCCCATTCAGATTTGTAATTTTGTTTTGATTTAACTAAAATTTTAATATCTTCTTCTTTTATTGTGAAATCCATTTTCTCAGAAATATGATTTAAAACGAATAATTTTAAATCATATTCAGTCAATTCAAGTTTCAATTTCACTGTTCAACTCCATTTAGTTTCTCATAAAGGGCATAGAACACATCATCTTCTTCCTTAATATTATTAAAATTACTTTTATGATATGTTTTTAGATACTTTGCCAAAACTTTTTTTGGAATTTCAAATTCTTCTGACATTGTAGCAATAGAATCCTTGATTGACTCCTTATGAAGATCAATCTTTGTCATAATAACATCAAGATTCTTAAATTCTTCAATTAATTGTTCGAGTTGAAATGGTTCTAAATTTTCTAATTGTTCCAACATAATTTATTCCTGTTCTTTTTTAATATATTCAATGCCATCAATAACAACCGTAGTTTTTGTTACTTTTCCTTCTCTATATGTAGTAGATGTTTGACTATTTGGACATCTTACTACTCTTATATAATCACCATCTACATTACTCAACATATAAAATTTACAATCTTCCAAATCTTTTGGTTTGGTGGGGAAGTTTGTTTCTTTGTATGAATTTTCACAACCAGACAAAAATACTAATAATCCTACCAACATCAACTTTTTCATTTATATTTTCCTATTAAGTCTTTTAATATTTCTTTCATTCTTTTCTTGTCATATTGAATAAATTTCCTATATTTATCAACATATTTCCTATATGTAATCCATTCTAAATCCAATCTAATGTTCCAATAGTCGAAGAGATTCATTATATCATCCATGATTATCAACGTTTCAATATTAATTAATTCTTCTTTGGTTTGAACCAATATTTCTGGATAATTACCAAACATTCCTTCTGTATCCATACATTTACAAATTGTCGTAATATCATTAACTGATTCAAACAATTTAGTTATGTCCTGTTTAAAGATGTAGCCTAAACTTTCTTGTTTTCTCCTAAATTCACTATAGGTTTTATCTGTTAACTCTTTTTCTTTGTGTAAGAAAACTAAATCTATTTGATTATTTTTTATATAATTGGCAAATATAAACTGTTTCAATTCTTCTTCATTTGTGTATCTATACGAAATATACTTACATATTGCTTCTAAACCTTTAGAATTTAAAAAAAGTTTTAATTTTATATTTGATGATTTGAAATTGTATTTAAAACAATCATAATCAGTTTCAAAATGAAACTTTATGCATCTATAAATTCTATAAACATCCCACGCTGTAGTTGCCATATCACATATCTATAATTTGATTTTTTCCTCTAATTAGATTTTGTGAGTTTGCATCCATTTCAATTAATCCCCTAAGCTTATCAGAAATTAGATCTCCTATATCCTCAACATCAATGTTGTTTGTTTCACAAAATAATAACATTCCTTCTACATAATCACAATCTAAATTATTAATATAATTAATTGCTTGTGTTGAAAAATTGTACTTCTCATCTAATGTTGGTTCACTCATCATCATACCCATTATAAACAATTATAATCTTTAATTAAAATATCTACCTTTTTTTCTAAGGTTTCTAAATTGCTAACATTGTCAATCACATAATCAAAATTATATCCACATAAAGAATACTCAGAATCATGAATATTCATTTCTCTAAACATTCTAATTAAATTATCTCTGATTATTTCATTTTTTGTAAAGTACAATTCTGTTGCCAAATTTTGCCATTTTTGATATTCTCTATAAACCCAAACAGTAATTCCATCTAATCTTTTAACAAATTCACATTCATTCAAATAGGATACCCTTTCAATCACAACATTGTTATTATGGATAACATCTAAAATCTTTCTTTCAATAACATAAATCCAAAAATCTTGATTGAAATTATTTCTAAATAAATCAGTTCCAATTTTAGTCATAATAACTCTTGGAGTTACTTTGTATCCTAACTTAGAACTCCAATATTCATCTTCTTGTTCTCTCCAATCTCTTGATTCATTTGTATTACCTTCCAATAATTCTCTGTCCCATGAGAATAATGTTGAAATTATATCCTTTAATGCTGTTGAAAATGAATATTCTACAAATCCATATTTTTCTTGAAGAATTTTAGATACTGTACCTTTTCCTGAACCTTTTAATCCTGATAATGATATTAACATTATTTATCATCTTCTAAATTTTTATAAATTTCAATATTGTCATTACATTGTACATGCACTAATGCTGGGCCCGATGTATAGATATATTTTATACTGTTATGATCCTTACATAATCCAATTGCTGAATTTATTTCTTTTTCAGTTACTACACAACCACCCAAAATCATTAAGCTTAATAAGAGCAACACCTTATTCATTGATATAACTCTTATATAAATTATAAATTGTTTCCTCTCTATCTAAAACAATTTTATTTGTGGTTGGATCATTTTCACAAGAGTCAATCCATAAATCCCAATTATTCTCTAATAAACTAATAAATGAATCTTGACTTCCTCTATTTCTATATCTTTTTAAATACTCATCTAAAAGACTTTTATTAGGATAAATTAAGATGTATTCAATACCATTATCCCTTAGAGATTTTCTCACAATCTCATGACTTGATACAAAAATTGCATCACATTTACCAATATTACTTCTAATGTGATTAATATAATTTTGAGGAAAATTGGGATCTCTAACTCCAGAACTAATCCAAGAAAATTGTGAACTATCACTATCTAAATAGAATCTATTTTTGATGTTATTTACACAATATGTTTTTCCTGTTCCTGGGAATGCAGAAATAACTTCGGTTTTGTATATATTATTCATCTGAATCTCTTGGAGGATAAAATTGTTCAATGAGTCCATTAATCATAATACCAATTCCCAAAACAAAAAAATCCATATGCTTGTGAATCAAACTGATACGCAACTGAAATAGATACAATAATTAATCCAAATATAAACATAATTTTCCTACTATTCAAATTCTACAACTTCAATATTTAAGTTAGGAGTTACTTCATCAATAATCTTATAAATAATATTCCAATTTCCTCCACCTAATCCAGCCCCAATTTTAGGAATGCCAATTAATCTTTCTTTATTATGAAATAATTTAATTGAATTTAACTTCTCAAATCCATCTGCAATAGCATCATATGAAACATGACGCTTATCTGTTCCATATTTAAATTGTGTATAAAGATTGATTATGATTCCATATTTAGTATAACAATAACTATATGTTCCTAATCTATCAACTGGATTGGTAACATCCTTACAAAAATCAGTATCCGCCTGATACACACCAGAAAACTCTTTCCTTAATGAAATAGCGATTCCTGATCCCATTGTATTAAAGCAATTACAACCTTGAATTATCGCTTTATACTTATAATTTTTAAACTCTTCAATCAAATTGCCCTTAATCACATTAACAATCATATATCACCTAAATTATGTTGTCTTAAATTGTGTGGCGTATTATACCTACCAATCCATTCTATGTCAAGTTCAATTATCTATTTTACTTTCCTACATACTTATGATATGCTTCAATCCAATTAGTAGAAATTTCTTTTTGTGCTTGTTTAATATCTAATTGATGACTACAAACTAATCTATGCATTTTATGTTCGAGAACATCCTTAAGTGTTGCATTATATGGGGATGTTTTATATGATTGCGCCCATAGATTAGTCTTTTCATTACTACCACCCAACTCAAGTGAAATTAAATGATCAATTTCAAATTCCTTTGGTTCATGAGAATAAATTCCATATTCATCATATATTTCATTTTTTAATCTTTCTGATACATCCCTTACAGTTTTAGTGTATCCAACAACACAAATCTTTTCTAAATCTGTAGTTAATACTGCACCAGGAGTTTTTACCGAATCTGGTAATTGTGGAACATTTAAATTAATTTCAGATTTAGCTTCTAAAGTTAGTGTTAATAAAATAATTCCTAATAGACTTTTCATATTTCTCCTTAATAATTTTTCTTTTCACATAAGAATGGTAAGACAATAAATGGAACGTTCTTCTCAAACTTTTTCCATCTTTTTTCTAAATTTGAGATATATTGATCATGATATTTTTCTTCAACATCAGATAAATCTACAAAAATTAGTCTCTTAGCTTCTGAAATGACATTCCCATATTGGTCAACAATTGGGTCTAATGTCTCCACTTTAATTTCTTTTGGTGTAATAAATTGTGTCATATCTTCTCTCCTCTATATTAGTAACTTGTACATAGGATTTCAAGATAAAGTCCTATGTACAAGTTACATTATTTTATGATAATTCGCCTACAATATTTGCTATATCAGCCATTGATCCTTGAAACCCAAAATTTCCATAGTGAGTAGTTTTAGTCCAAGGACAACACCAAATATCAATGCCTATCTTTCTTAGATGGTGATTCCACATATAATCTTCTGATAATAACCTACGACTTTCAGGCTCAATTTCAACATTAAAGAATGAAGTGATTTCTCGACTTCCATCAAAAAATTCAGTTCCTTTGTGGTCAGGCAAATATTTATATTGTGGATATGCTTCTTCAAACTTTTTAAATGCATTCCTTGAAATCATTTGAAGTCCAGTTCCTAAATATTTTACTTTTTGTGGCTCATTAATTTTTAATTGAGTAGTACCTTCTTCTAAATTAAAAACAAAAGTTCCAGTCACTTTATTATAATCAGATGCTTTAAAAGCATTTACACCAAATCGTTTAATGCCTTTTTCAATATTATCCCACTTTAATGTCTTTAATGGATAACTTCCACCAATAACATCCTTATCCATTGAATACATAATTAGAATATCTTTAGGATCAAATTGAATATCAGCATCAATAAAAATCATCTTATCAAATCTTTCGTTTGATCTTAAAAATGAATCTGCAAGGTAATTTCTTGATCTTTGAACTAAAGACTCATTTATTTGAAAATGGAACTCTAATGGAATTCCTAAACTCATGAATAATTGTTGTAAACCCAATAGAGATTGCATACATGGCAAATGTACTAATCCACCATATGCAGGAATACATACAGCAAGACCTTTTTGTTGCATCTCTTTAATTTTTTCTTCAGTTATTGTATAATTTGTAGTGTCAGTCATTTCGTTTCCTTGTTGTTATATTAATTTCGATTGTATTTATTGTCCAAATTCTT